AGCCGTCGTCATGTCTGCCCCTTAACTTGCCAGTTAATGGGCACACCATCTCACGCGCGAAACGGCCGAGGAAGGCGAGGTCCGCCGGACGCTTACACCAAAACCGCCGCCAAGCCTGGTTCAACGGCTGTTTCAACGGACGCCGTGGGCTACGCGCCCGCGACATTCGATGACCGGATGTTATCTCTCGATGAGGCGGCCGCGCTTACCAGGCTATCGCGGGATAGTTTACGGCGACACCACTCACACCTCATCCGCCGGCTGTCGCCGCGCCGTGTCGGCATTCGCTTGCGCGACGCGCTGTCGATCGGCAACAACGCCACTTCCTAAGCTAACCTCTTTACTGGGCTACCCCGCTGCTCGCTGGGGGGTTAAACGGCGAGATTTAATATTCCAAAACTTAATCCGCTACGGGGTCGGACCAGCCCTAAGGAGAGCCGGGCCGACCCCTTCGCCGAAATGGATTAGCCGCCGCGTGTGAGCGCGGCGAGCGCCCCTATCGATGTGGTCAATAGAAGGCGCTTCGTGCGCTTGCTTACAGTATTTTACGCCTGTCGGGCAATCCCTGCCTGGGGCTTTCGGCTTGCCCAGCCGACGCAGCCGTTCGCCCCGTTCCCGGGGGACCGGTCGACGCAGTTTCCGCGCGTACACACACGCCGAAGCTCCATCCATCGAAGACTTCTCCCTCATACACAGCAATCGCCGCAAGGCTCGATCCTGCTGTGCCTCAAGCTTGCTGTGCCTCAAGCTTGCTGTGCCTCAAGCTTGCTGTGCCTCAAAGTTGCTGTGCCCCCAAAGCGGGTGCAGGCGGCGAAGTTGTCCTTCCCCTTCAGCCGACGCCTGCGATCCGCCGGAGCGGGGATCGATTCTTTCGTCCCCGCTCCCCCCATCACAACCCAACACACCACAACCTCAGCAAAATCACCGGTGATCTATGATTTCGCTATCGAATATCTACACCACGACTGCGACCCTGCCGCCGCGGATCATCACGCATGGTCTGCCTGGGGTTGGGAAAACCAGCCTCGCCGAAAAATCCCCCCGCCCGATCTTTCTGCAAACCGAGGATGGGTGCCCGGCTGGACTCGAAATCGCAACTTTTGGCGTGTTGTCGAGTTACGACAACGTCATCGCAGCGATCACGGCGCTCGGCCACGAGCAGCATAATTACCAGACAGTTGTGGTCGACACTATCGACGCGCTCGAACTGCTGATCTGGAACGCCACGTGCGTTGCAAATAATTGGAAATCGATCGAGAGCGTCGGGTACGGCCGCGGATATGTCGAAGCTGATAAACAATGGCTCGACCTGCTCGCTGGTCTCGATTGGCTGCGCCGCGTACGTCGCATGATGGTCGTGTTGATCGCGCACAGCTCGGTCGAGACCGTCAACGATCCGAGGGCGCCGAGCTACACGAGCTACCAATTGAGGCTCCATAAGCGGGGCCGAGCCCTCGTTCAGGATTGGGCCGACGCGATCGGTTTTCTCAGCACCGAACTTGTCGTCTTGTCCGAAGACCAGGGCTTCCGCAAGCGCACCCGCGCTGACGGCGGCTCGACGAGATATTTGCATTGGGAAGGCAAGCCGGCGTTCACCGCGAAGAACCGCTACGCGCTGCCGGCCAAAATGCTGGTTCCTAAAGATTTCGACTTTAACAAACAGTTGGGGCCGTATTTCCCCGGCACCGGACATGAACACGCCAGCGCTGCTGCAGCAAGTGCGGGGCGCCGCGATCAGCATAATATCAATGATGGCGCTGGTGATGGTGCTGATCGTGGCGCTGATCGTGGCGCGCCCGTCAAATCTACTACTACCACCTAAACTACCACCTAAACTACCACCTAAACTACCATCTAAACTACCATCTAAACTACCACCTAAACTACCTCTGAAACTATCTCAACGGGAGAAACATAATGGCGGAATACTCGACGACGGAACTGCCCGAAATGTTCGACCCCTCGCAGGAAGAGGGAACCAAATTCGATCCGCTGCCGATCGGTGTTTATCTGGCGCAGATCATCGAGGCGGCGGTCACGGTACCGCAGTCTCTCGACGGCTACGGCATTAACACGACTTGGGAGATTATCGAAGGCGAGTACGAGGGCCGCCGGGTCTGGCAACGAATAATTCTCCAACACTCCAGCACCGAGGCGCAGAGGATCGGGCGCCGCGAACTCAAGGATCTCTGCGACGCCTGCGGTATCAGCAAGGGCTTCAATAGCGTCGAGCCTCTCAAATTCATTCACTGCAAGATCCGCGTCGGCATCGAAAAGGACAAAAACGGCGTCTATGATGACAAAAACAAAGTGACGCGGGTGTGTCCCGCCAGCAAGGGACCGCCAATATCATCTCAGGTTTCGGCGCCAAAACCACCAGTACCCCCTTCAGCTGCTGCAGCAACAGCAAGACCTTCAGCTGCTGCAGCAACAGCGTCTTCAGCAGCAACGTCGATAAAAACGATGATGGAGGGCGTGCGCTTCACCAACTATCAACCGCCGGATCCTCCACAAACTCCACCGCAGACTTCACCGCAGACTTCGTCGTCAGTAGTTACTGACAAAGTCAAGGCCATGATCATCGCGCTCCGCACAAGGTCTAGGTTATCTCCACAGGAGATTTCCGAGGAGATGGCCAAAATTGACGTAAAGATATCAACAATCACCATCGAGAGCCTCCTTGTTGCGTGGAATAAGTACGACATCGGAGTCGCTGCTGGGTCCAGAGCTACCAACGGCGGCGGCACATCACAAGCTGCGCCGCAAACACCGCCATCGCAAACTGAGTTTAATGGCGGTACGCCATCACAAGCCTCAGCACAACCTTTATCCCAGACTCCGCCACAGGCGGCACACAGCGACACGCTGCCGTGGCGTAAATAACCGACACCCGGTCAACCACGACGACGAAATGAAATCCGGCGGCAGCAGCGTGATCTCCCGGTTGCGCTGCTGCCAACCAAACCGAATCGAACCCGCCTTAAACTTAATTAGTAAACGTGGAGTAGTGTGTTGTGTCGAGTAACATAAAACTGCGTCTCTATCAGTCCGCCGCGGTCGCGGCGATCGAAGCCCATTGGCGCGCCAATGGCGGCCCTGCGCTCATCGAGATGGCGACCGCCACCGGCAAGAGCCTGGTCATCGGCGAGATTGTACGCCGCCAGCATGTCGCCCACACCAACACCACCGATTCTGGGTTTCGTTCGCTCATCGCTGTTCACGTTCAGGAGCTGGTCGAGCAGGACGTGAAGGCGCTGCTCGCGGTGTGGCCGGAGGCGCCGTATGGCATCTGTTGTGAGGGGCTCGGCCGCCGTGATCACGACGCGCCGGTCATCATCGGCACCATCCAGTCGCTGGCGCGTGACGCGGAGAAGCTTGGTCGACGTGATCTCGTTATTGTCGACGAAACGCAGCTTGTTGGCCGGGATAGCAACAGCCAGTACTTGAAGCTGTTCGATACTCTCCGGTCACAAGCGCCCGACTTACGATTGGTCGGCGCCAGTGCCACGCCGTACCGGCTCGACAGCGGGTACCTGCATAAGGGCGAGGGCGCGCTGTTCGAGAAGATCGTGTTCTCCTACCAGATCGCCGAGGGCATCAAAGATGGTTACCTCTCTCCGCTGCGCTCGAAGGCGACGAATACGCGGATCGATGTGCGCGGAGTCGGCCGCCGTGGTGGTGAATTCATCCAAAACAAACTGGAACGTGCTGCCAATGTCGCTGATGTGGTCGAGGGCGCGGTTGCCGAGATCGTCGAGCGCGGCAACAACGCTCAGGAGTACCGCCGCTGCTGGATCGCGTTCTGCGTTGGCATCGAGCACGCCTACGCGGTGCGTGATGCAATCCGCAGGCACGGGATCAGCTGTGAAACCGTCACCGCGGAAACACCGGGCGATGAGCGGCGTGCAATCTTCGATGCATTCCGCAACGGCTCAATCCGCTGTCTCACTGGTGTTAATATTTTCTCGGTTGGCTTCGATATTCCACAGGTTGATCTGATTGCGCTGTTACGGCCTACGCTTAGTACAGGTTTGTACGTTCAACAAGTAGGTCGTTCCACGCGACTGGCACCAGGTAAATCTGACGCTGTAATATTGGATTTCGCTGGAAATATTCGAAGGCATGGTCCGGTTGATGATCCGCAGATCAACGTCAACGGCCTCATTCCGACTGCGGCCAATGCTGTCCAGACCCAGACCTGCCCGCAATGCCAGGAAGAAAACCCGATGCACGTGCATGCGTGCGTGTGCTGCAGGCACGTGTTTACAATCGAGCCGAGTGATATCCGGGTGTACAACCCACGCATACGCCGGGCACTGCACGAGGCTGTCGCCGACGACGTGCCCATTCTCTCCACCACCACACCCACCACAAACGGGCCAGGTTTAGCTCCAGTATGGTTTCCGGTTCAGCGGTTCGAATTCCGTCCGCATTATAAACGCGGAGACACCAGCACGCTGCCGACATTGCGCGTAGAGTATCTCGCCGGTTTCTCGCCCTATAATGAATACATCAGTTTTGAGAGCGTCAACGCCTATGCGCGGTCATTCGCGCACAAATGGTGGATCGCGATGGGAGGCCGCTCTCCCGTTCCAGCAAGCGTCACGGAAGCGATCGCCCGTCAGAAGGAATTGGGTCAGGTGCTCGAAATCCAGGTCATTCGTGATGGTCAGTGGTGGCGGATTAACCGCTGCCGGGTGCTGCGGCCAGACGGCGCGTTCGTCGAGATCGACGCCAAGTATCGCAGCAGCAAAGTCACGTCGTCACAAACTCCATTAGCGGGGACCAACGCTGCATGAGCCCGCCGCTGCTGTCGCATGAACCGTCGTCGTCATCGTCGCCGGTCGAGCATGGGGGTGTGATGCGTCAGGTTCTCAGGCCGATTGTAGCAAACGCGTGCAGGTGCATTTGGCAGCACTAGTATGCGCGCGAGGTTGAGCGGAATGCTGGCACAACAAACGAACGGAACCGAACGAACCTAACGAATGAACCCAAACGAATGAACCCAAACGAACGAACGAACCAAAACCCAACGTCTAACGAACCAACGAACCAACGAACCAACCGAAAGCGACGAACCAACGAACCGAACTAACAGCTTAGCGCAAATTGCGACGGCACGACGCCTGATCTTGTCGTGTGACCAGATGTGGGCGTCGTGCCGTCGCGCAGTTCTCTCTTAACAACGAACCGGCATCACCGGAACCAGTGTCATCGAGTGATGCCTACGGGAGAATATAATGGGTCCGTTTGGATTGGCATATGCGCGTCTCGTTGAACACGGCTACGCCGTGCTGCCGATCATGCCAGGGACGAAGAAGCCTGGCCTGCCCCGCAACAACAATGGCGGGTGGATGGATTTCCCTGGCTGGACGACGTTCCAGCCTACCCTCGTCCATCTCAAGCACTGGGCGCTGAGCAGCGCCGGGATCGGTGTTCTTTGCGGGCCGCGGAGCGGCTATCTCATAGTGATCGACATCGATACCAACGATTCCGGGATTCTCGCGGCGCTGTGCAAGATCCTGCCAGTGACGCCGGTGAAGAAGAAGGGCGCCCGCGGCGAGAGTTGGTTTTATTACGCTCCAGGCGTCTCCTCGCATTCCTGGGTGATCAACGGCCGCAAGGTGGTCGAAATCCTCGGTGACGGCCGGCAGACGGTATTGCCGCCGACCATTCACCCCGACCTGGGCGAGCCGTACCGGTGGACTGGCTCTAAGACCCTGGAGGAGCTGCGGCCGGAGGATTTGCCGCTATTGCCGCCCGACATCATCGAGCAGATCGACGCAGTGCTGGCGCCGTTCGGCTATGTGCCGCCGGCATCCCAATCTCGAAGGGGGGAGCACAACGGGGAGTGCGCTTCGTGTGATGCATCGTTACTCGATGCGTCGGATGCCCCGCACCGGCAGCTCAACGAAGACGCGCTCGCCAATCTGGCGGCCTGGGTGCCGGCGCTCGACCTCTATAACTGCCGTCCGTACCGGCAGGGCTATGAAGCTGTACCGAAATGGCGACCGTCATCGACTGGCCGCGATGTTCGGCTGCGCAACCGCAATCTTAAAATCACGCCGAACGGAATTCGCGACTTCGGCGATAACAAGGGCTACACGGCGATCGATCTCGTGATGGCGGCGCAAGAATGCGACCTCGAAACTGCCTTTAACTTTTTGGACGAGCAGCTGCGCTGGTCAGGTGAAGGTGACGGGGCGCCGCTGTTGCTCGATATTTCCGGCCTAACGCTGGCACCCGATTCGGAGCCGTCGTCGCCATCATCAAAACCTAACGGAAAGGGCAACGGCGGCGGCGATAGTATCGAGCGGGACGTCAACGGTACGGGTACGCCTGATGGCGCGCAGGTGATTCCCCTGTTTAAGCCGGCAGCATCGGCGCGTGGGCCGTCCATAAATTCCGGGGGAGATTCCGGTGGAGATTCAGGAGGAGGCGGTTCGGGAGGAGGCGGTTCAGGATCAGGCCCACCGGCTGGCGACCCGGCTGGCGATCCGGATCGCGATCTGGAGCCTCTGACTTACGTTCCTGGCCTGGTCGGTGACATCGTCAACTGGATCGTGGCCAATGCGCGCAGGCCGAACCGGCTGCTGGCTCTTGCCGCTGCGCTCATTGTCGTTGCGACGCTGATCGGCCGCCGGTGCATGGGGCCGACCGGCAACGCGACGCACCTTTACTCCATGATCATCACGCCGGCTTCAGGCGGCCAAGAGTGGCTACAGGAGGTAATTACGATGCTGCTCGAAGCGGCCGGGGCCGGCAGTCATGTGCATTCCGGCGAAATCGCATCGCAAGGCGGCCTGGACGATACTCTCCTCACGATGCCGGTGGGCGTCATCGTCATCGACGAGATTCATAATTTTCTGGGCCGGTTAGTGAGCCCAAAAGCCGGGGCCTGGGAGCGAAGCCTGATTGGGCAGTTCAATAAGCTGTGGGGCAAGAACTTCGGCCGGCACGAGACTGTAGCGAAGGTAGGAAAACCCTCGAAGATTGTGCGCTCGCCAGCGCTCTCCCTGTTTGGCGCGAGTACGCCTGGCGATTTCTGGCCGCTGCTTCAGGGCACTGAGGTCTCGAATGGATTTTTTAGCCGGCTTCTGGTCTTCGAAAGCCTCATCAGACCGAAAATGCTAATCCCACCGCTGCCGGTCACGGTACCAGCAGCGTTGAAGGATGACCTTGCCGAACTTTACCGGTTCGGCTGCGGGCCGCTGGAAATGGCGCAACTCAACGACCCCAATATCGAGCTTACGCCGCACGTCAGCCTTGGACCAACGCCGGGGGGTGCGAGGCCTTCCGGCAGCTCAATGACCGGATCGATAACGGGGCTGGCAAACCGGAATATCTCGGGCGGATACCCGAGCAGGCAATGCGGCTGACGACGATCCTCGCTGCCGGGATCGCAGGGCATCGGGGGACGGTCGATGCCGCCAGTATGACCTGGGGCGCCGATCTGGCATCAGCCCTGGTCGCGAGATCGATGAAGCAGACGCAGGATGCCTTGCCCCACACTACTCGCGGCGAGTTTTACGAGAAGGTGATCGGCTTCATCATCAACCAGGGTCGCCCGGTGACCGTGCGGGAGATCCAGCAGCATATCAAAGGGAAATACAGATCTGGTGAGATCAACGACATGCTAGCCCAGGGCGTCGTATCGGGAGCAATCGTCAAGCTGCCAAATGGGTCGTATGCTGCGCCGCCGAAGCCGAACAAGACGTAATTGGGCCAAGCTCTTGGGCCGAGTCTACAGGCAGACCCAGCAGCCGCGCCTGGTCCTATACAACATCTTGGGGGTTGGTCATCGCCAACCCCCAAGACCGCTATCATAAACCCTTGGTACCCTGATTCTCATTTTTTCGACCTGAATACATTTTGAAAATACGTATCACTTGGTCCAGCGTTTAAACTCTCATAAGGGATCGTATTAGTTTCTCATCTGGACTCTCATAAGGGATCGCATTAGTTTCTCATTTGGACTCTCATAAGGGATTGCACCAATTGCGCCAAAGATTGCATTAGTTTCTCATCTGGACTCTCATAAGGGATTGCATTAGTTTCTCATCTGGACTCTCATAAGGGATTGCATTAGTTTTACGGAGGTATTCTGTCGCAGCATAACTGTGGTCCGGGTTCCACAAACTGGGATATTTCTTATTTTTCAAGAACTTATCTATTAGGAACGCTGGAATATCAATGTTTTCAAATGTTTACCACCTAATTGTTTATTATCGAGCCTAAGTGCCTTTGCGACAACATGTTTACCGTGTTTACCGCGTCTGGTAAACAGGAAAATCCGTATGTTCCAATAAGTTACGAGTTAGTTGCACCCTGTTTACCGCCCCTATAACCCCCCATTTTCGACTTTTTCGGTACCCCATGAAATCCACTATTATCCTCCAAACAGCCTCCGAAAATCGATTTGGTGGTATTTTTGAGCTATGCTGCGACAACATAGCTTGGTAAAAAACTTATACGATCCTTGGGTCAACTGGTTCAATATATAATTCAATCCTACGGTCCAACCCCTGGGTCAACTGGTTCAATCTATAATTCAGTCCCTAGGTCAACTGGTTCAATATATAATTCAATTCCCGGTTTAATCCGTGCAGCCAACAATGTTTTGATCCTTTGAAGATTCTACGATCTATGGGCTAAACAAATGTTTTGATCCCTTGAAGATTCTACAATTGCTTCTCAGATTTTATAATTTATAGAATCGGAGAGCGGTAATGTAATTTGTTGTTGACAAAGAAAGATTCCTGTCGTACTCCGGATTTAGTTGTTGACAAATTTCCCACAATTCCCCAATGTCTCTATTGCTATGGCGCTCGTAAAGATCGGCAAAGCAGCGGAGATGTTGGGCGTGAAGCCCCAAACCCTGATCGCCTGGGAGCGGTCGGGAGAGCTGGTTCCGGACCGGCGCAGCCAAGGCGGGGTTAGATACTACGATATCGCCAAAATTACGGGGATCAGCACCGGGCTCGGCAACGGACCCGGCAATGAGGGCGTGCCAACCGTCGGCTATGCTCGCGTCTCCGGCCCCGGTCAGGAGGCCGACCTCAGCCGGCAGGAAGAGCTTCTGGAATCGTTCTGCGCCGCCAGGGGATGGCGGCATGAGATCCTCTCCGACTCGGGACGAGGGCCTGGCCCCGGTTCAGGGCCGGGCGCAGGGCTCAAGCGGCTTCTCGAATTGATCCTGCGCAAGCGTATCCGCAGGCTCGTCGTCACGCGCAAAGATCAATTGTCGCAGTTCGGCTCTGCGTTGATTTTCACACTCTGTGATATCCAAAACATTGAAATCGTCGTTCTCAACCAAGGCGATCCGCCGATCCTCGAAGAAGACTTGGCGCAAGACATCGAGCTCCGGCAGCTGTGCGAGCGCCTGATCAAGGGCACCGATGCTGGTGTTCCGCAAGCCGACGGTCACCTTCCCTGCTGAGGGGAGACCACCGCGAATAATAGTAACAGAGGCTGATCATGACCACACAAGCCGAGGAAAACGAAATTCGACCTTTCGCGCCGCCCTGGCTGCCGCAACCGCAGCGCCGGTATCTCGACAGGATATTAAACAAGCTCGTCGAGCGCGAGGCTTGCTCGATTTGCGGCAGCGATTGGAAGCTCAACAGCCACACGGCGTACGGGCTCGACGCACAGAACCGTGTTGTGGTGGCGGGTACTTGCTGTATCGGCAAGATCGCCACGATCCTGGGCTACGGATTTTTCGGCCGGGAAACCGATCTCGACGAGTACGCCGTCAATTGCCCAAGCTCAACGCGCGAACACAGTGTTCGTAAATTCGTACACGAGCACAGCGCACGCGAGTGGAAAACCGGCGACCGTGTTTGGTTCAACGAACATCCGGCACGGTCGCACCGCGCGCGCATGCCGTTTACCGGCGAGGATTGCCTGTTCGACACAAAAGCCCTGCCCGGATGCGCGCCGATCGTTCTGGTGCGACAGACCAGGCCCGGCACGTGGCTGCAGTGCGGGTTTTACCTCAATACCAATCTGATCCCGGTGCCGGACGATGAAGCCCTGATCCACGCCATAGGCGCGAACCGGCGCCGGCCACCATGCAGGCGTTCTGCGCTCTGCGCGACAAAATACGCGACGACGGCCTGTGGCGCATGCTAACGGGTTGTCAACCACCCCGACCTGCAGCGCTTTACGACAAGCACGGCGCTTTCGTGCCGGTGGAGGTCGTGCGCGCTGCTCGTTCAATTCCGCCGCATCCTACTCAAGACTAAACCGTGGCGCCGCCCTCCTCCGCGGATGCAGCTTCCGCACCCTCTCCCTCCCCGCCTCGACGCTGACCAGCCTGACCCCCTCGCCTCCCAAGGCATCGGCCCTGATGAAAAGCAGCCCTGCCTCGTT